TAACGGCGGCATAGCTTGTCCCGACAATACCGCTACGCTGAGTCAAATCCGAATCCCACGCCACGCCGAGCGCCTCTGCGATCGTCGCCCAAGCAGGCGCAGTCCCGAAGCGCAAGAGCTTGCCGATCGCACCGCCCGTCAGCCATGCTGGCGCGGCCGCCCCACCAATCAGCACCCCGTTCGTTACGAGCGCAAGTCGAGCGGCGGCATCTGCACCCGTCGCGTACACAATATCGCCAGCAGTCGTAAAGAGATCAGGCACGCCCGCGGCGAAGTTGTCTCGAATATAAGTATTGTGATTCGAGGCAGTCCAAACCTGCCCCGTTACGACGGTGGGTACTGCTGAGTAAGCCATTAGCGCTTTCTCGCTTTCATGGTGTTCTCTGCGTGCTGACGTTGCAATTTCAGATCAGAGACTTTCTCGTCAGGTCGCCACGAGCGCGTCAGCATCGGATGCAGAGCGCCGCGACTGCGCTCAGCTCGCATGATCTTGTTCGTGTTGGGCGGGCGCAATAGCGGGCGTTGCTCGAGCTCGTCGTAAATCTGAGCTCTCGCCTCTGCCTTGGGAAACTCAACCTCGTAGTAATCGCCTTTGTTCGCGGCGTTGCCGCAAGACAGGCAGAACATCACAGGCTCGTCGAGCTCAACCATTTCTGCCCCTGAGCAGTTCGCATCGGGGCAGTCGGCAATCCAGCGCTCAAAGTCGATGCGAGCCTGCACGACACCTCTCACCTTGCCAGTCGGAACAAAGTCGATCGTGCCATCCTTTATTCGAGCTCGAGCGATCTTTTGAATGCGTGCGGTGTGAGACGCGACAAAATCTCGGGCGGCGTAATCTTTGCCTGTAACGTACTGATCATCTTGCGGGATGCGCTTGTAGGTTTTCATAGGCCGAAACTCGATGTAACTCCGATCTCTGTTGGGAATTGCCAGCTACCAGTCAGCACTGCGAAAGGCTCTAGCTTGAACATTGTGCGCACTTCCTGCACTGTCTCGCCGCTCTCGTGCTCAATGTACCCTATGCGGTAATCGTCGGCAATCTCGAGCGACGGGTAGCTTCCTGTTACTTGGCTCGTCAGGTCAGGTGTGAATTGTTCCTCGAAGCGGTTCTCGAGCCTGATGATCGGGCGCGGGCGCTTGCTCGACAAAAGATCAACGAGGTACTCGGCTAGGTCATTTGCAAAGTTGATCGCCTGTTGCCATGGCAGTTCGAGCTTGAAAATGCGTTTACCCTCACCACTGATCGCGTAGGACGCATCGAGCGAAGCAAGAGCATCAGCCCTCACTTTGATCAAGGTCAAGTGCGCGTCCGACCCGTTGTTGTTCTGCACGTTGAGCAGAGCTCGAGAGCCGAACCAAGTCGGCGTTACAACGATGTCGGCTGTGAGGTTCGAACCGCTCCCATCGGCGGCAGTGTTGGCTGTGTAGTCTGTCGTTGCAACGGGGCTGATCGGGTTGATCACAGGCACGATCTTTCCCTCGAAGCTGAACTCAGCCCATATTTGAATCGCCTGACCCGCAGGCACAACAGGAATTTCACGATGCCGCCAGACCTCGCTCGTTGCTTGTGGGCTCAGCGGTTGCACTTTGATCGAGACCTTATCTCGGTAAGACTTGAACACGTTTGCCAAGCCAACATCTTTCAGCGATGTCGCGTCTTGCAGAGTAACCACACTCTCGTCGATCTGATGACGGCTGGCAAAAACAGCGTTGCCGTTTCTCGCAATATAGAATCTGCCGAACTCAGAGTCGGCCAAGTCTTTCAGTGCCGCTGACGGGCTTCGCCCATCTTCCCACCAGTAAGCGATCGTCTGACTTGCGATACCAATATTTCGCCCATAGATCGCAGGCCACTCAGTCGCATCGAGCACAGCATCGATCGCGTCGCTCGTCAAAACATCTTCCTGAATTGCAATGCTGACCTCGTCAGCCCTTAGTTTGTTCCAGCCGTCGACGATCGTAATGACTGCTTTCGCATCTGCGCCGTTGCCGACGAGATCAATGTCATCGATCTGCCCTGTGATCAAGTCCTCGCGTGTTCCCGCAGATCCGTCTTTGATAAAAAAGTTGATGTACTTACCCTCTGCAACGTTCGGGTAAATCGGCGAGCTCGTGTTGAGCGGGTTGTACCGCTGATCTCTATTGTCGAGCTCGATCACGACCTCGCCCTCTCGGTAGGGCGCAAAGCCGCCCTCGTCGCTGTCTCTCAGATAATTCTCTCGCCCACGACGCGAGAACCATTTGAGCAAACGATCGGGCGCTTCGTTTGCATCGTAGTAACCGTCCTCATCCCAGTCGACGAGAACGCCATACAAGAGATTCGTGTTGTCACCCGTCGCCCCGTAGAGAACGCTAGTGCCGTAAGTGAAAGTTCCAAAGAGAGCCATCTACTGTCTGCTCTCTCTGATCGCTCGCTCGACCTCTCGACGAATGATCGGAGCGATCTTGTCTTGAGCATCGCGTGTTTCAGCGAGCGAAAGAAACGACGAAAGAACGACGTTCACATTTAGATCGCCACCGCTCCAGCCAGCACCATTCGAGCCGCCAGCGTACTGCGTCGCCTCATCGATCGGGTAGACATGACCGTTTTGACCCGGCACAAAGAGCTCAGCGCGGCGGTTTTCACCGACAAGATATGACTTGCCAGCCATCACGTCGCCGCCCTCAGCTCGCTGACCCTCGACGACATAAGTGCCTTTGCGCGGGTCGTAATAGCCGCCACTGCCGCCTCTGTAGATAACGTCAAAGCCGATCTGGTAAGTACCTGCGGCATCTTCGGCGTTGAACTGGATCTCGTCGATCTTTGCAAGCACAGTTTCAAAGCCATCGCCAGCGGCAAGATCAACGAGAGCGCCGTCGATCGCAAGAGTTGCCTCTTTAGTCTTGGTGTCAATGAGACCCCAGTTCTCAGCGACCTCGAGCAACAAGCGACTCTCTTCCGACGTGAGCTCATCTACAGACGCGCGTTGCACGAGCAGATCAAAGACGATCTGCTTTGTTGCTAAGCTGTGCTCGGCCGCGTTGTCCTTGATCTGTTGCTGAATATCGGCGAGCTTTTGTTTGTTCTCGTCGAGCTCTGTTCTTTGCTCATCGGTTAGCCAGCTCATACCGTTCAGCTCATCGACGCGAGTTTGCACGTCAGCGGCTTTTTCTTCCAGCGTTTCATTCTTTTTCGTGAACGTGTCGAACTCTTTGCCGAGCGGACCTTTTACGAATAATTGCAAGTCCTCGAGCGAGACCAGCAACCCCTCAGTCGCCAGAGACATTGAGCTGTACGTTGTGGCGAGTTCTTCACGCATGACAAATAGTTGCTGAAATGTGTAAGTTGCCCCGTCAGCCATTTCGTACAGGCCAGTCGACGCTTCATAGCCTGCAACGCCTGTCCAAGTGAGCGCGTCTCGCATCAGCAAGAGCTCGCCGTAGGTCACCCGAGCGCCGTTTTGCAGATCATAAAATACCTCGGTCATGTCTTCGTTGAAATCTTCGCTTGTAACCCCAAGAATTTTATTTGCCTCTGCCGCATCGAGAGCGCCGCGAGCAAAGTCGCCCATGACCTCTACTGCAGGCGCGGCGCGATCTGAAAAGACCACGATGCCGAAATCGATCAAGTCTTGTATTGCCGAATTGAAACGAGTTGTCGCATCGCCTGCTTTGTAGCCTTGCGCTTCGAGCTCACCGAGTTTCTCGCGTGCGACTTCCATCGTCGCCATAGCGAGAGCAGTGCGTTCGTCGAGGTTGCCCGTTTCTCGAGCTAGTTCTTGAGCACGAGTGCGCACCTCTTTCATGCTGATACCGTAATCCTTGAGCCCCATGATGCGACCCGTCGAAAGCATGTTTGAGAAATCTTCGATCGCGGGGCCAGCTTCCTTGCCGAACGCGTCGCCGAGTGTTACCGCGATTCGAGTAACCTCAGCGGCCTGAATTGCATTCTCTGCGAGACCCATTGAGAAAAGACGAGTTGCGGCACGCGTTGCATCGAAACTGCTGAGCATGCCGTCTGACGCGTCGCGCACTGCTTTCGTAGCGAACGCCGCCGCTTCTGCGCTTCCCGTGTAAACAGTCAGCGCCGCTTTTGCATCTGAGATTTCCTCAGCGCGCTTGAGCAGATCGAACGCCCCCTTGAGAATCATCCCAAAGGCGGCGATCGTCAACGAGCCAGCAAAGGCAGTCTGAATGAACCCGCCGATCTTGCGATCGAGCTCGCCGATCGACGGGGTCGCTGTTTTCTTGGCGACACCACCGAGATCAGTGAGCTTGCGGTTTACCTGCTCAATAGGCTTGCTGGCTTTGTCGGTCGCTACGAGCTCGACCTCTACTCTGCCTGTCGCTGTCGTTGCCATTTATTTTTTCTTTTTCGCTCTCTGTGCCGCTTCGTGCATTTCGTTTCTTGCTCTGTTTCTTTGCTTACGCTGAGCAAGAAAGCGCTTCACCCATTTCTCGCTGGCTTGCTGTTCAACAAGCCACGGCGCAGTGCCCCACGCCTCAGCCATTTCGAGAACGTCTAGCCACCTTGGTAAGACTGTCGGAACACCCTTGTAATAGAGCTTGAGGTCTTCTAGCTCTGCTTTGGTGACTGTGTAGGCTGAGCCGACAATGTAGGGTTTGCTGAACTCACGTTGCCCGTCAGCGCTTCAAGAATTGCGTCGAACTGATTTTCGGTCAGCTCCATGATCGCGGCGAGAGCCTTGTCTCGATCGACAGGTTCGATCGTGTATTTCAAGATCAGTTGAGCCATGCGATCGATGTACTCAGGCTTGCGACGTTCATTCAGGGGCGCATTCAAAACAGCCAAGCGTTCACGCTCACGGCTCAGATAGCCCGGCGCATCGCTCTCGGGTAGCTTGATCTTTATTTTGGGGGTGGGCGCTCTGTGGGGGGCGGCGAGCGTCTTGTTTTTTGCTCTGTTTCTCGACATGATCGAACCTTTCAGGAAGCTCTCTAAGCGCACGTTTCGGCGTATCTATGTCATCACTCGCAAGCGCACTCTCAGCGGTCAAACTAGCTTATAAGAACCACTAAGAAATGCGCCTGCGAGCTTCGTTGTGAAACTAAGGAACTGCTGTCAGCTCGTTGACGACGGTGAACTTGGCAAACAGCGCCGCAGTCGGGTTGTAGCTCGCACGGAAACGAGCGTTGATCACGTCGTTTCCATCGCGCTCACCGAGCTTGTCGAACTTCTCGAAGCGACCCGCCAGATCGATCAGCAGAGTTTTCAGCGAGTAAGTTGTGCCGGGGGTTGCGACCGCATTGCCCTCGAACTTCAAACGGATCTGCTGAGGTGTCTCAGCACGCCACAGAACTTTTTTCGCTTTCGAGATCGCGTCATGCTCGAACGTAATGTCGAGCAAGACCTCGGACTCGACCTGCTTGTGAAAGCTGAAATACTTGTTGCCGTCGCCAGTAAAGACAGGGCGAAAACCCGTCTTGACTTGCAGGCTGAAATAAAGCCAAGTATTCGCAAGCACAGTCGCGCCCAGTGTGCCGCCAACAAGATCAGCGTAAATCTTGCCTTTAGAGAACAAGATGTCCTCGACAGAGGGCGCGGCCAGTGAACCCGTGAAGCTCGAGACTGTGAGCTGACGACCGAACCAATTTGCCGCGTGCATGACCGCTTCGCCCGCGTTGCCCGACAGCGTGAAATCTTCGACGAGGCTGTATTCCATTTCTTCGACTTCCTCGTTGTCGCCGCCCTCGATCGTGTACGACTTGGGGGTCTTGGGCGCAGTCGTCGCCATGGTGTAAACGTAGATATAGTCCGAGCCAGTGCCGTCTTGCGTGGGGGTCGCAGTCATCACGCCAGCTTCGAGCGTGTGCAAAAGTTGCTCGAACGTTGCCTCGCTATCTTCCTGCGCCAGCTTTGCGGCCAGCTTCGGCTGATACGAGTTGTCGATCGCGCTCAGATAGCCGACGTGCTCGTTGCGCTGTTTCTGCTCGCGTGCATCTTCGAGCGTACCCTTCGAGCGCAAGATCGTTGTCGCCGCGACCGCTGTGCCAGCAGTCGACTCACGACCTAACTGAAGTTTTCTAAGTCCTGAAACGCCTGCCATGTCTTACTCCTTTTTCCCTTTCGGGTTAGCGGGTTCATAAAGGCCACAGACGACGAGATATTCTTCGCCGCCCGCGTCCTTGTACAGCTTGCCAGCGTCGCGGGCTTCATCAGCCGTCAAATCTCGAGCTGGCACATCGTGCAAGAAACTACCTTGGCCGATGTAGACGTAAGCGATAACTCTCTTTTTTCCGTCAGTCATTTTTTCCTCTCTAACATTACGCAATTGGCGATTTCATCTTGACATCGATTTGAAATAGCCAGCCAATGAGCATCTGATCGCCCCAAGGAACATCACCGAACTCGTACCGAATCTCGATGATCGTGTCAACGTTGCCGCTGAGCGCCACGTCGCCAAGTAGTTTGTCTGGTAGGTCGTCGCTGTAATTCATCAGCGTAGTTACCTCGCGCTGAAAATCACCTTTCGCCGCGACTGCAATGATCAGCTTGAGCGTGTGCAGGCCGCGCTTCGTGGTCGCATCGTCTTTAGTCCACTTGCCGTTTCCCACCCACGCGATCGCGGCGGGGAACACGCTGATCTTGTTAGGCGGCTTAGCGGTGCGCAGTCTGATCGCGTTCGCACCGCTCGAATAATTTGCAGTGATGATCGCAATAATTGCGTCGAGAGCGTGTTGAATTTTCTTATTTGCTGGCATTGAAGTTCACCAAAATCTCGTCTTTCATCATGTCGAGAAAACGATTGATCGTCGCCATCGAGCTTTCGAGTGCGCCGCGCAGATAACGTCTAGGTCGCAGACCGCCACGAATAGCGATCGCTCGAGCAATGGCGTAGCCGCTCGAGAAGCCGTGCAGTTGCGCCCATCTATTGAGCGCCGCGCCGGGCGGGAAGTGTCCGGCCTTGCCACCGTCGCCATCTGACAGCCTGCCCGTTCCGAACTCCATGAAAGGCGCATACGCAACGTTCGTGCCGATCACAGCTCTCGTCGGCACTGGCGCACCCGTTACCGCGTGCGTGATGCTTCCACGCAAGCGCCCCGTGTCGACAGGTGATCTGCGACGAGCTTCGCCAGAGACAGCGATCGCTGAGCGCGTCATAAAGTTCAGCACAGGGCGAGCGATCAAAGCAGGCGATAGCTTCTTGATGATCGCGTCGAGACCTTTGATCTGCACACTTAGGCCGGCCATCAGCTCGATATGCCTACCTCTCGCACGAACGGGAGCACCATAGCCATTACGTCGTCGTCGATTTTTACCATTTGCAAATTGATCGTGCCAAAATCGGTCGCTGACTGCACGCCGTAGATCGCATCTTTGCGTTTGAAAATACGCATGCTCTGCAAGATGCACCCCTCAACGATCATTTCAGGAACAGCCGCCCAGTAACCGAACGTCGCAGTCAGCTTGACACCTTTGCGCACGCCCCTCGGAAACATGTACAGCCCGTTCGGGTTGGCCTCGATCTTTGTGTAAGGCTCGAGATCGAGAGCGGCGTTCTCAGGCAGAAAGTAATAGTCGCCAACGCCCCAAGTGTTTTCATACACCCCGTCGCCGTCATCGTCAGTCTGCAAGCTCGAGATCGCAGTGAAATCAAAGACCTTGAGTAGATCCGCGTACTTAGCTTTGAAATAACGCGTCTCTGATGCCTGCCAAAAGCGACGACCCGTGATGTCGTCGATCTTGCGAGAGACCGCACCGATGACGTTATCCAGCTTAGTATCGTCGGCGGTGTCGCCAGCGGTGATGTCGAGACGCGCTTTCACCGCCGCAAGTGAAGCGGCGGCGTTTGCGGCTACGTCAGCGTAAGGGTGTACGAGTGCCATCTAGTCTTTCATCGCCTTGAAATCTGATCGAGTAATTACGCCTTGATCACTTGGGCTTCCCTGCCTGTCGGCGGTCGGCCACACGTTTTCAGGCTTTACTCTTTTTTTTCCTCGGCCTCGAAAGCCACGATGCGATCGATCAGCTCAGGCTTCTTACCCTTCTGGCTCAAGCCGTATTTCTTTGCCAGCGACCACAGGTTCGTCATGCCGTCCTTGCCAGCGCCGACGACTTGATCGAGCTCGTGAGCTCGAGTGCCCTCGGGATAGACAGAAGCCTTTTCGACTTTCTCAGGCTTCTCGCCTTTCTCGCCAGCGACGGCTTTCGACTTGGGCGCGCCCTTGGCTTTCTTCGAGCCAGTGACGCGATCAGCTCGCGGCCAGTCGCCTTCGCGGGTCTCTGCCTGAGTGACCATGCGATTCTTTTTCGACTGCTCAACGATCGGGTCGCTGTCAGCCTTATAGCCCTTGAGCACGCCGGGGGAGTCGCTGTTCACCATAGCGGCAACGTCTTCGTCGAGTTGCACCTTGTCGCCAGCCATCCAAGGCCCGCCGTACGAGCTCGCGTAATTCCAAGCGATTTCATAAGTCTTTGTAGCCATTACTGCCTCCGCAAGATTTCAAAGTCGAGAGCATCGATCACCTCGGGTCGCCTCAAGAGAGCCGCAGGTGTGAAACGTAAATTCATTTTCGCATTTGCAAGCGCTCGATCAGGCATTTCACCTGCGTTCAAACGCTTGATCAAGAATTTTGCCAATTGCTGAGCGCCAGCTATGCGGGTCTTGCCTGCATAGTTCAAGCCCTCGCCGCCGATCACAGCTTGCGCACCAGCGTCATAAAACGCTTGAGGGAAAGCTGTCTTGGTGAAGTTGCACGCAGTCGAGAAAACAACCACATCGCCGAGCTTCGCATCTTTCAGTGTGTTCACGTTCAGAGCGCCTTGCTGACCCTCACGATCGAAATACAAGTAGATCGAATCTGTGAAGCCGTGCAAGTCGAGATAGATCACGTCGTAGCCAGTGAAAAAATCTGCCTGCAATGCGCCAGCCCACAGAGGCGGGAATGCCAGCACATTGCCAGCATCCCCGATTACCTCTAAGGTTGCCCTGAGGTAGCTGTGAGCAGTCAGAGCAAGAACAGATTTCAAGAGCAGGCTCTTAGTCGACCGTATACAAGATCGCCAAACGAGCCGCACCCGCGGTCGCGTTCGCATTCTGGCCTGTGTACTTGCAGAGCACGGTGATGTCGCTTGCACCAACATCGGCCATTGCGATAACCATGTCGGCCGCGTCACCCATACGGTTGATGCCAGCAGTGCCGCCAGCGAGATCATCCACATATTCGTCGGGGTCGCCGCTTGTCGTGCCGCAGGCGATGAGGTCAGTGCCGCTGTCATCGAATGCAGTCGATACCCAAAACGTGATGTCGACGATGTTTGCATTCGCAGGAATGACGCAGATCGTTTTGTTGGCGGTGTCGCCAAAAGCGACCGTGTTCTCGCAGGCAAAGATCAAGCCCGAGTTAGTAGAGTTTTGGGCGATGACATCTGCACCCGCAAGAACAGTCAGACCACCGTCTTTCACGAGCAAGCCGTCAATCGTTACACCACTCGCGGCCGTTGTCTCTGCGATCGTATTTGTCGCGATCGTTGAGCCCGAGAGAGCTGTAAGCAGGTTGGCGGTAAACGTGAAATCATCAGCGCCGCTGATCTCGACATCGATCTGATCGTCTGTTGGCGAGCTGAGCGTTGTGTCAGCATCGGCATCCAAGATCAGCCCGTCAGCTTCGCCGTTGATGTCAGCAAAGCCACCTGTGCCGAGTAACCAGCCTAAATCCTTGATCAACAGACCGTCGACAGTAACGCCGTTAGTTGCGGTCGTTTCGTTGATCGTGTTCGTTTCGATGCTTGAGCCGCTCAGCGCACGAAAGATATTCGCCACAAAGCGGAAGTCATCAGCGCCGTTGATCTCAACGTCGACCTGATCATCGGTGTCGGCAGTGAGCGACGTGTCGGCATCTGCGTCGAGCGTGAGCTCTAAGCCGTTCAAGTCGACCACGCCCGAGACAGTGATGCCTGCGGACGACGTGATCGCGCCTGTCGCGCCGTCGATGCGCGCAACCTCGGTCGTGTGATTGTCTGAGTAGACGATCACATCAGCGCCGTTGTAGAGGTAAGCATCCTCACCAGCGTCGATGCTGATGCGCTCTCTTACCCCGCGAGCTTCGATGCCAGCGCTCGTTTCGTTGAGCAGAAAATTCACTGCAAAGATCGAGACGATCAGGCACAAGATCACGGTCGGCCAAGAAACTTTTTTCAGAAAATCTTTCATGTCTACTTTCCTTTCGAGAATAGGGGCGGGCGAACCCGCCCCTATTTCAAACGATCAAAAGTCTTTGCTCGAGCTCCCGATTAGGCGAGGCTCAAGTTGAACAGCACGGCCGCGCTCTCGATGCCGCTCGCGGCACCAGTCGGAGTAAACCGACCCATGCCGAGACGCATCGACCACACGAGGCGGGTCTGGTCAGAACCGATGAGACGCTCAGCTTCGAGCTTCACACGGCGACGCCAGCCGACCACATAGCCGCGGCGGTTGAAAGCGGCGACTTGCCCGAGAGTGTTGTTCCCGCCAGTCGTGCTGACCTTGCCGTCAGCTTCGGTCTTGCTCATCGCCATTGACGAGATCAGCGGGTGACGACCGATCTTGAGCTGTTCGCCAGCGAGCACGGTCGCACCAGCACCGTACTTGTCGACAGTCAGCACTTCGTCTTGCAACGCGATCAGGTCAGCAGACTCGGGGTCTGCGACGTAGATCAGATCAGTCGGGTCGATGGGATGACCCCAGTCCACAAAGCGGGCGCTGTCGATCATTTTGCCGCGCAGTTTCAAGAGCTTGTCGTACAGCGCCACGGCCGCGCCGCTCATGTCGGTCTGATTGGTGGTCACATCGACCAAGCCAACGTGCCGGATGCCGTCGAACGCCAGATAGTGCTTGGTGTCGGCGGGGTCAGCATCGTCGAGGTTGATGTTGCCTGTGCCTGCGTTGGTGGTGTCGCCGTTCAGAGCAAGCGAGTCGGAGTAATGGCGCATTCCGAGCTCAGCTTGGCGGCGCAGGAAAGGCACGAACGGCAAGATCGCGTCCTCTTCCATTTCGCCCGAGAACATCTGATGCAAGACGAATTTCTTCGCGTCGACTTGCACGCGCTGAGATCCAGTCTTGACGGTCGAATAGTTCGCGCTGTTGTTCGCAGTGCTTTCGCTCACGAACAAGAGCTCAGGGATGTCGACCTCGACGGGCAGGTACGCGGTCGGGGCAGTCATCTCGAACGATTCGATGCGGCTGAAAATCACGCTCTCGCGGCGGGCGGCTTCCCACAGATCGCCGACGTATTGAGCGCCGACGAGCTGAGAGCCATAGCCGCTTTCAGCGGTGTCCATGGCGCGGATCGCGCGCTGGTACGCCTCAGTCAGCTCGAATGCGCCTTTCTTGGCGAGCACGCGATCTTTACCGTAGAAGCGGGCGAGAGGGATGCGGGGAAACAGATCGTCGAGCGCCTTGCGATCGATCTTGCGGATTTCTTCGTCGGGGATGTACACCGCGTCAGAGATCGCTTCAAACGTGTTCTTCAGCTCGTCGCTTGGGCCTTTATACACACCGTCGCCCGTCGCGCGCTTCTGACCCGTCAGAGCGTTCTGCAAGTCAAACAAAAGCTCGACCTCGGCAAGACCGAGATTGTGGCGAGCGAATTTCGTGCCGACGAGCTCGCGCTCAGTCGTGTTGTCGCCGAAGCGCATGCGACGGATAAATTCCTCGTCGCCCTTGAGGTCGTCGAGACCCTCGCGAACCCACGCCTTGACCTGATCTTCGGTCGGCGCTTTGTCCATGGCGCTCATGCGTTGTTCGATTTTCTCGAGAAACGCGCCAAACTCTTTCTCAAGCTGTGTGTCTTTGTCAGGCATTTACTTTTCTCCTTGAGTAGGTGATAGCAGATCGTCGATCTGCTTTAGTTTGAGCTCTACACCAGACACGTCTGACGTTGGCTCAGGCGTTTCGTCGCCCGCGAGATCGATGTACAGATCATCGACGAGCGATCTGATCGCCTTTAGACCTTCCCTGACCCGCGATCGCGTTCCCCGCTCTAAGAGCGGTTCGCTGAATTGATCAGGGAATGTCTCTGCCTCGCCCTCGAGGAACAAGCCAGCTCGCATCGCGCCCGTGTAGGCACGCAACGCAACAGGCTCGATGTACTCAGGGGCGATCTTGCCAAACTGCTGATAGTGTCGAGCAAGGTGTTCATACACCCCGCGCACAGCCTCATCCGGTACTCCAGCAGTGCCGCAGTAGAGATCGACCATACAGGCCGCCACACTGCGCCAAACTGCCTTCCCGTCTTTGCTGTGATGCAAGAGGTAGAACTCATGTTGATCGTCGGCAAAATTGCCGACGTAAGCAAACAGCTCGCCGAACTTGTCATCACTCAGATCGTGCGAAGCTGGGAAATCTCTTTCGTCGCTGAACTCATACTCGAGTTCGTGAGTGCCTTTGTTGTGAGGTTTCACAACCCCCGGCCGATAAGCTGAGACGTTGAGCGGTGAGCCCGTGATCGAGACGCGAGTGCCGACGCGGGTGACTGCACCCATCACGACGACATCAGAAACTTTCTCGCCGAGCTCGACGAGCATTTCACCGAGCTCACTGCGTAGGGTTCGAACCTCAGCCATGCCGCGCTCTTTCAAAGCAAGCGGGTCGGCAGGCACAGGCACAGCAGAAATCTCGAGCAGTTCTGCTCGAGTGATCGTGAACGGTTGTCCCGCTTGTGCAGGCTCAACCTCGAGCGTTTCCCACTGCACAGACAGCGCATTCAGAAAGCCTTTGCGGTACTTGCGCTCGACTGAGACGGCGAACGCGTCGTCTTGATCGAAAATAATATCGACCATCAGATTCTTGCCATCGATAAACGCATCGCCGCGGCCAATGGGCGGGGTCTTGCCGAATAGATCGTGCGCCCACAAGATGACAGGGTTCAGTTTGTAATTGTCGAGCTCCCACCCCTTAGCATCGATGATCATGTTGTCGCGTGCGATCTCAGACGTTGACGCAACAAAGCGCATCGCAGTTCCCATTTCGCCGACGACCTCGTCAGCTCGATAAGCCCGCATCAGTTTTTTCTTAGTCGACATGGGGTACGACCTCCAATTTGTCTAGTAGGCGTTTCAAATATTTCTCAGTCATCTTGCGATCTTTCTGCATTATGAACGGCAGATGCACAGCGCCGATCGGTGAGCGACCGACCTTTTGAAAATAAGTGCGCTCGTCGATCACGGGCATCATCGAGCAACGGCACTGAATGTCTTCCTCGGGCAAGCCGATCTGTCCGGGCGCGTCGCCTGCGCCAGCGCCAACAATGAAATCCTCGTCGAGATCGATCGGCTCTTGCTGATAGCGGTTGTGGGCTTCGATGTGCGTCTCTCGAGTGCGATCGTCGAGAGTGCCGAGCCAGCTTTTCTTTGAGACGACCTCGCTTTGCTTCCAGCCGATCAGCGTGCCACCGTTGACAGAGCCGTTGACCTCAGTGCGTGCGATCACCTCGGGGGTTGATCGAATGCGCTCTGCCATGATCTGTTCAACACGATCAGCAAGAGACGGCACAGCTTCACCAGCCGCCATACCCTCAGCGAGAGACGACTTGAGCTCATTCCATGTAGCCTCGTTGACGAGCTCTGCAAAGCGTTGCGTGCGTCGCTCCATGAAACGAATGAATTGCGGGTTGCTCAGATCAAACGCGGCGCTCACACCTAAATCTTCCATCGCGGCTTGGCCGGCATCTGAGACGATAAAAGAGATCACAGGGCGAACAGACTCGCGAAACGTCTTAGTCCACTCAGCAAGACTGAACGGGTTGAGCTCAGCTTCGCTCGGCGTTCGTGCACTGCGCGCCTTGAGCTTTGCGAGCACACTTGCGCGCTGGCGCTCGAGCAATGCGATCACTCGATCGCTGAGCTTCGTCTCGTACTTGCTCGCGCGGCGAATGTGTCTCTGCCAGTGAAACTGATGTCGCTCGTCGCCGTAGACGATCGGGCTGTACGAGCGCACACCGCGCTCAGCATCGTCGTCATCTTCCTCGTCGACTTGATCATCAGCAGGCTCGTCGTCGGGCTTCGCGTCCATAGCTACATCAGCGAGAGAGAATTGCTTCCACCAAGTGTCGCCCCATGGCATTTTTTTGAGACCGAGCTCCTCGCGTTGCTCGTTGATCGTGATAACGCCCGAGGCGATCTGACCGCTCGCTCGCGTCCACTTGTCATTCTCGGCTTCGTTGAGCACAGCCACACCCGAGAAATCGAACTCAACGTAGGTGTCTTTTTGCAGGCCGAACATCGGCACGAGTTGCTCGGTCAGTTCAGTCTGTAAGAAGCGAGCCTCGGGCTTGATCGCTCTATTCCACACAGCGCGCTCGGCTTCGTGAGCGTTGCTATAGATCGCTTGCCCGCCGATGAGATCAGGGGGAATCTTGTAAGCGCGAGCGATGTCGTCGAGAGACCACTTGAGCGTCGCAATAAACTCAGCGTCTTTCATGCTCATATCCACTTTTTCAACGCCGACAGACTGCCTCATCACCATCCAGCGATGATGTCGGTCTTTGCCAGCGAAGCGGCGCTCCATGTTTTCTTCGAGCTCGTCGCTCTGCTTGGGCGACCACGCAACACCCTCAGGCGGCTTGATCACACCGCCCAACAGCATGCCTTGATCAAAGAAATTTTTGTTTGACTTCATTGCTGACGTGCTGATGTCTGCCGCGATGCGCGCCGCGGCCAGCGGCGAGAGACCCTCGTATTCGTCGATCGGGTTCGGGTATCTCAGCCAAACAGTTTCAGCAGGCGAGAACTCGAGCGGCTTACCAGCGCCGGGGTCGTACTCGAAATGATCAATGTATTTCGTCGGGTGAGGAATTACTTTTACACGATCGGGGCGCGCCCACCAGATTTCTTGCGGCGCACCTTTGCCACTCGCGCCACGCTCAACAAACCAAAACGCCTTACCCCACAACGAGAGCGAGAGCTCAGTCATGTAGAGCAGGCGGTTCAAAGTCCAAAACGGATTTACTTTATTTAGCAGATCGTAGAGATCACCGCTCGTCTGCTCGATGCCCTTGATCTCGTCTTTGACTTTCATGCGCTTGAGAGTTTTCAGGGGCGAGCTCGAAAGCAGATCCGCTCGCAGGTTCGAGCACACATACACGCCGTTCGACGTGGCAATGTAATTGCCATACTCTGACGGGCTGAATTTCTTGTCGCTCAGCGGGTAGATCGGAGTCGAAACGCCCTCACCCAAGAGGTACGAGCGCGCACGCGGCGCAAGCTGTTTGTTGATGTCGTCAAGAATTGACATTGGTCGCTCTGTTGAAACCCACGATCGCGGCGGCGATTATGAAACGAACGAACAGGCTGATCTTCCCACCTACCCAGCCGAGCGCGACAAAGGGAAAAGCGATGAGCCAAACAACGCCGCTCATCAGGTTGATCTTTTTCGTGCGCTCTCTTATTTCACTCAGCATATAAAAAGACGCTCACCTCTCGAATTTGAGAGCGAGCGTCTTAGAGACGGTGACTCGACGTGCACCTTACCAGATACGGGGGTTCGCTGTCAAGCGCCCCCACATGCAGACTTATAAGTTAATTTGCAGATTAACTTCTAGCCCTCATCCCCTGTCGGTTCTTTCGACGAGATCGAATAGCGCTTCTCGATCAGGCGCACAATGCCGATCACCTCGCGTCTGAATGGCGATTTATCGGCGATTAGCTTTACGATCGCAAGCAGATAACGCCGAATGCCTACCCAAAACTCGCGCTCATCCATTCCTGCCTGCCTCTCGAACAATCTTGCGTTTCGTTTTCTCGAGCACGTCGCCGACCACTTTCACAGTCTGCTCGCGGATCTGGCGCGCCGCGATCAGCTCAGTAACAGTTTTCTCGATCGCGTCCTTGTAAGGCGCGAGCATCGTATAGATCACCCAGTAAGGCAGTTGCTTGAATACGATCACTGGCCTCGTTAGTCGCCAGCCGCCATCGATCAACGCAATACCGATCGGGGTCTTGTGCAGAGGCACAAGCACAGTCATCTTGCGAGTTTCGCCGCCGACGCTCATTTCGCCAACCTCGGGATGAGACCTTTTGCGATAGCAAGATTCATGTGCGACAACGAGAGGCAAATCTCAACGAGAATCTTCGAGACGATCTGCCTGCCGCCCTTTCGACGATCAAGCAAACGCTTCGAGCGCTGAGCCCATCGCGTCGCGGCCGCGTGATATTCCTTGCCGAGCTTCGCTTTCTGAGCGAGCGCCAGCAGACAGTAGAAGCCCCACAATAACTTTATTGCTTTCACGATGACAAGCTCCCTTCAAGATCGGCGTTCCAAAACGCATGCACTATAGCATCAGCGAGATCAGTCGATACGCCGATCTCAGCCCTGATCTCGTCTTTAGGCTTGATCTGGATTCTTCCGTTCGACGTTTCCCACCACTCAGCGGCGCTCAGCTCTTGCAAGAGGCTCGAATATTTGTCGCTGAAATCAGGCAGACAAATAAAGTGCCCGTTCGCGGGGTTGAGCAGATCGCGCAATCCCCACCACGCGGCCGCTCTCACGTTGACAAAGCCGACGACGCCCGTTTCGTCTCGTTTTTTCGTGCCCGCACCAGCGCTGAATGAGATCACTGAATAGCCCAGCTCAGCGAGACGATCTACCACGCCCGAGCCAATTCCGATCACGTCGACAACGTAGCTCGTATCCTCGCCACCAGCGTTCACCAGCTCGCCCGTAAATTGCATCGTGTCTCTGCTCTTGCTCGTGAAGATGTTAGGGATGACCTCGCCCCACTCGCCGAACTCATCAACGTACTGAGCAGGCACAGGGCATTTGTAGCGTGGGGCGTAAGCGCCGCGATCACCACCGCGGCCAACGTCAGCGCCAATGACGGGCGGCTCTTTCGTCGTGATCTTTTCGCCCGCTTCTTGCCATGCGTTGTAATGCTCGATCGCTCTCTGCACCCAAGAGACGGGGATGACGGTCGACTCTGTGTCGCTATCTGCGAACTCGCCGAGCACGCGATTTTGATAGCGCGGGTCTTCCTCGCCCCACAGCTTAGCCATGCGCGCAACCCACTCAGCAGAGATGCGCCCAGCCTTGATCACACGATCGATCGTAATGTGCATCGGGTCCCAGTGCTCAGTTCCCTTTGCTCGCTGGTGTATCTCGTAGAAGCGGCCACGAGCTTCACCGGGGGTCGAATTAGCTATGCCGTATGCTTCCATACGGGTATCAGCACCAGCACCCGCAAAAGCCCCCTCTGTAGCGTCGAACGTGGCTGTCTGAATGGTCTTGGCCTCGTCGTAGATATAGACGACGCGCTCAGCGTGAGCACCCTCCATCTTGGCAGGGTCATTCGACGCCGCCGCGAAAGCCTTTTGAGTTTCGCCGATGCGCAGTGCTCGAGCGAGAAGCTCTGTTGATCTGAACGGCTCGCGGCCGATCTTATCCCAGCGCAGTTGCCGAGACCACTTGTGAATCTCAGGCCACAGAAATTCTGTGAGTTGTCGCCATGCCGAGGCTGTCGTCGGCACGATCACGTCGGGCGCTGTCATCACGCCCCATAGCACGGTTATCGACGCGAACGTCGTCTTGCCCGTTCCGTGGGGCGCACGCATCGACAAGAAATGATTTTCACCAAGCCGCGCAAATCCCTCGTCTTGGTACTCGGTCAACCCGCCGCCCTCAGGCCAGATGATCAGATCGTGCGCAAAGGCGAGCGGGTCGTGGCCGTATGTCTTTTGTAGTTTGTGGGCGATCGTCAGATCAGTCGGCATAGCAAGCGCTTCGATCAGCCAGTCCTCGAGCACGTCTTGCGCAGAGCCGCCGCTAAGGCGTATCTTTTCTTCGAGCTGTTTGACTTGAGCGCCGTATGAGTACATCTATCTGATCTTCCCGAGCGTCTTTGCCATGTGCTCTTGAATGCGTTGCAGTGCGCCTTGCCCGCCGCTCACACGACCAATCTCATTGCGAATTACGTCGACGAGCTCGAGCATGATGCCTATAACCCATGCTCGCTGGATGAACTCACCCTTGTCGGTGTTGATCTGCCGCTGTGTGTCCACGACGCGCCGCGTCTGCTCGATCTGCTTGTTGAGCTCAGCTCTTGACTCGACTGCTGAAACGCCGTCGTCAATGATCTTGCCAAGTTCGACGTAATATTTCGCAAAGCGCTTTGTGTCATTGCGAGCCTGCGCCGCGATCGCTTTTTTGTAGGTGTCTCGAAGCGCATGCCACAGATCGACGGTGTTGCCGAGCTCGCTCTCTTGCAAGACCTGCAAGAGCATCGTGCGCGTGAGCGCCGCTTCTTGCTTTAGGTTCACGACCTCAGGGTCGTCGAGAAATTGTTGAAATGCCGGCGCTAAATCTTTGGGGACGTACTTAGAATAATGACCGTGCTTGTACCCTTTCGCCGCGACACCTTTGAGAGATTTCCCACCGTGAAAGCGACACGCATCGCCCTCATGATCGACGGGTTGCTCGCAATGGCGATCAGTGCCGCACTCAGGGCAAGCCCAAAGCTCGTACTCTGCCTTTGTATAGCGATGTGCGCATTCAGGGTTTCTGCAAGATTTCTTCCTGCGCCCGCATGTGAACTTTTCATTTGGCATTCGTGGGGGTTTCTTTGAACCCATCGCTCATATAAACGCCGTAATAGTCCGTCCTGCCCGGCGCTGGCTCGCAGGCAGGGCAAGGGTCGCCAAATAGATCATGCTTTGCGCAATAGTTCATACGAGGCGGCACGTCAAGCGGGTTGTGCTGAGGGCACAACGTCGAACTTTTCGCGTCGTCGTAAACTCTGCCGCAGTCAGTGCAGACAACAAGCATTTCTCACCTCACGCTTTGAAAACCAATAAGTACTCGTGATTCTTTGGAGCGATGCGCTTCAAGTTGAAATCGACTGCAAAGAGCCTGTTCATCCCGCCGACCAAGCCCTCGATTATCCAAGTGTCGTGCAGGGTGTAGCCCGCTCGCCCGTACAGTGCGATCGTGTCGGTATGGTAGCTATAGAACTTGCCCTCTCTGCGAAAGTCATTGACGTTGACCACGACCCACGCACCCGCCTTGAACTTGGGATGCCACGCTTTCGCTACCTCGTACATGCTCTCGAGAAAGGCGGGGTAAGTGCTGTTTGTGCCGAGCTGTTCAGGCTCGTTGCCGTAGAACTCGATATCCCAATAGGGCGGCGACGTAAAAGAAAAATCGCCGATGCCGTCAGGTATGTCGAGAGGCGTTCTGCTGTCGCCTCGAGTGATGTTGATGCCGACCTCAGGCTGATCTCTGATGATCAGCTTTCGCACATGCTCGCAGTAGGCAAAGAAATCCTCGCTCACGTCGTACCCCCAATAATTGAGCGAGCGCATCTTGGCAACCTGCATGCGCACACCCTGTCCCATGAACGGGTCAAGATAGTTGTCAAATGGCTTGGCGTAATACTTGATGCAAAAGTCGACGAGCTCTGCTGGCATTGTCGACGCTCGAGCGCTGTCTTGCTGTGTTGCTTTCACGCCACCGATCACGCCGATCGACTTGCGCAGTCTCGACTGGCTATCGTCGCCCATCATCGCCGCGGCTGATCTCAACGTAGACGGGTTCTCTTTCTGATAGCTGTGCATTCGAGCACTGAGCGCACCACGCCCCAAGTGCAGAACTGATCTCGGGATAAAGCCGAACTGCTTATGTAGATCCGCGCGGCGGTCTTGCCCCGCTTCGACAGAAGCTTTCAGCTCAGCGACGTTCTTTGCTTTCTTTGCCTTAGCCATAGAGACGAGCTCCCGCGATCAGAATGATCGTAGCCAATATGAGCGCAACAGCGATCGCGAGCAAGACGATCTGCCCTACCGTTGGGATGCGTGCGCTGTCGATCGCCCTGATCGCTCTGCGCAAACTCTCTAAGTCTTGAATTTCCTCGGGTGTCATCGTTTGAACATCACTTCGAGAATCTTGCCGAGCGTCGTCTTTTTGCTCTTACGCAAGCTCTCGACTCGCTTCGCAAAAGCGTCATACGTCTTGCGACTGATCAAGCCCCTGTACTCACCGAACGCAAAGCGCACGTTGTCCTCGCCTACGTTTTGATCTTGAAACTCACCGAACTCTTTGCGCCCGCCCTCAGCTTCGAGCTCGCCCATCTGCAAAGCGATCGCCTGCATGTCGTTGTCAGAAATCGAGATCGGGAGTTGCCCCTGTTCTTTGAGCTCAGTGATCAGCGCAAGGTATCCCTCATTCCACAGCTCGAAATGATCAGCACCCGCCAGCGTCAGATTGTTGTGATCGACTGCGAACTGCTCAGCTTCGCTGACGCTCTTGGCGTTCACGCCAACCTGCACAGGCAAGCACCATTCCCCTGTTTCTGTGTCGAGCAGTACACCAGCAGGGGGCAGAGACTTTCCTTGCGCCTGCATGCGTTCCAGAGCTTCCAGACGGCCGTTGCCACCCACGAGAGCACCGAGTGTCTCGTCGTAGATCGGCGCATCACGAAAGCCGTATCTGCGCAGGGATGCGATCAGTTTGTCGAAATCGTGGCGCTTAGGATTCTTTTCCCACTTACGAGCTTGGCTCAGTCGAACATAGATGATCGAGAGCCTTATGCCTTTGTCGGTGACGGCCGCGGCCGTGAGCGACTTGTTTGTCATAGTCGCAGACTATATCACAGCGAGCTTTGGCGCGGGCGGCTTGAGCGTTTGTAAGTTGAAATCGAGCCGCTCGAGTGACACCCACAGCGAGCCCGTTCTGCTGATCAGAGGCACATACACATCGATATTGTCAGCGGGGTTGACGATCTTGCCTTGCCGAGTGATCACTGTGAACTTGTGAATGAGCGTCGGCTTCGTCTTGTAATTCATACGAGACGGGTCAGGCACGATCGGCTTTTTCTTGTCGCCCAACACCATGGTCTTGATCTGCGCTGAGTTACCTACGATGTTGAGCACCTCGACGAAATTGCCGCCGAAGCCCAGCGTGTCGATAAACGTATCTCTGTTTCGCCAACCTGCAGGCGGCGAGACGAGAAACTTGTAAGAGCGCCACCCGTTGAGCACAGCAACGAAAGACTCCCACTCAGTGAACAGCTCGATATTGTCTTTGACGAGCTTGCCATCTTTCGACAGCTTTTTGATCGAGAACGGGCAAGTCTCGGGCGTTGCGTTGTAGGGAATTTTTGTGTCGGGGAAATACTTAGGGAACTTGCCGCCCCTGTACGGCAGAGCCATTCGAGAAAGCACGAGCTTACCTTTCGCGTTTCGCATAAACTGGTAATCGTGCTTGAGCTGAGCAAGTCGAGCCATGGGCGCAGTGTACACCTAAACCCCTGAGGTCGCCAAACCACTATAGGGTCAAAATAAAAGAGCTCAGCATCTACGCTGAGCTCTTTCTCGACTAGAACGGGGGCTCGTCGCCGCCTTCTTCTGCGTCGGTCTCGTCGTCGAGATCGGTATTCTCAAACCACATTAGCTATCACCCCCTTTCTTTTTGCGCTCTCTCGCTCGTCGCCCTTGCCCTGAGTGTATTTCGGGGGCAACGATGCGCTTGACAGCTCGAATGTGCTTGCAGTCGCCAGCTTGCGAACCTCTCGGCGTTACGCATTTGGCGCAGACGAAATACACAAAGCCCGTTTTCTTGAAAGAATAGCGCCACACCGTGATCTGCTTGTCAGTGCTGATCTCGGTTACATGCCACGTTTCCTCAGAGTGATTCGAGGCGAGCGCGTGATCTGTGCTCTGATGCTCTACTTTCCAACGTCTCACTTTTCCTCAGCTTTCTCTAGTCGTCAAAGTCTTTACGATCGTTTTCGCCATAGATGCGAATGACGAACGCCGCTTCCTCGAGAGGCAGTTCACGCTTACACCACCTGATCGCCTCGTCTGCGTCTTGCACGAGCCCTTGATGTGTGTACGTCTGATACCCGTCGCCGTTCAGCTCGTAGAGCGCAAAGCCAAAACCCACAACCTCGAACATGCGCTTCGGCGGGAACGTCTCGGTCGAGGCGCAGATTATCTTTCGCCCATCGGGCAACGTGTAACGCACGACGCTCTGATCAGGCTTGCTCACAGATCACGCTCGAAGATCAACCAAAAGACATCACGCACAACATCGGGCGTAGGCGGGCGGCTCTCGGCAATCGGCTTGTCAGAGAACATGCGCATCAGGTTTCCCATCGGTCTGCCACAGTCGAGGCAAGACCACTCGCCCTCTTTCATGCCGACGAACGGAAACTCGGTGTCGTTAGCCTCAAAGATCGAAAAGCTTGCCTGCCACGTCGTTTCGATGCCAGTGCCGATCAAACGCTCGTGCTTGCAGTTGAGCATCTTGTCGATCGCCTCTTGTATCTGTTTCTTTGCGATCTCTCGCATGCGCTCTCTGAGCTCGGGCAAGCCCTCGATTTTGATTGTTACCTTACCCATTGAGCACAGTCTCTTGCATTTCGCTCTCTGAGCAGTAGAACTCAGCGTACTCTCGGCGACATCGATACCAACCGATCGGCGGGATGCCGAAATCGTCGTCAGCAGTGATATCTTGACCGAGTGCAACCATCATCGCTTGATCTTCCGTACAGCCATCGAGTAAAGAGGCTTCGTAGATCGGGCGAGTCTCGCCGTCGAGAATGCCATCGATCACTTTCTGACTTGCAACATCAGAAGCGACGAGCTCGTGCGACGCATCATTGCTCTTGCCGCTACCCAAGACGTAGAGACGCATATTCGCAGGCTCGACAAAGCTGAACTCATGTGGAGAAACTCTCAGCGCTTCGCCCTGATAGATGATCTTTCGAGCTCGAGCATAGTTAGGCTCGAAGCCGAAACCATCCCAAAACAGATCACGGTCGAACGTGGGATCTGCTAGATCGAACTCGATTTCTTCGCCCTTACGTCGCTTCGCTCTGAGCTGAGCGTCAGTAGGCTCGTAGCCGTCGAGATCGCCGATAGCCAGCGCGTGCCGAGCCGAGCTTTGAGCGAAGCCCTCGTGCGCCCAAGGGGTCGACCAAAAGATCGAGAGCTTGGGCGGCGAAACCTCAGTCGGTAGTTTCTTGATCAGAATTATCCACATAGCTAACCCTTACCCTCAACGCTCTTGATCTCAATTGCGTCGAGCTTCTCGAACAAGTTGTCTGCGTCTTTCTGCGCCTGATCAGCCGCCTCTTTCATCGCGGCGAGCTTGATCAGCACAGCAAGAGGGGTTCGCTTTGTCGCCCCGTAACGCTGGCGCAGATAGTAAGCGAGCTCCCGAGCCTTTCTGTCAGTCATTTTGATCTCTATTCGTGCCATTTATCACCTCAGAGTTAATTTACAGATTAACTTCTATCCATCAGCTTTTCAGCGCGCTTGTTGTACTTGGCGATCGCCTTGTCGATAGTACGCAAAGTCTTTTGAGCATCGTTTCGATGTTCACCTAGTAGATAAAGCAGTCTCGAAACAGCAGAAAGCTCATCGTGCAAAACATTATTTGAGCCTTCGTCGAACTTGTCTTGGTAGCTGAGCTCGCTGAGCATGCCGTCGAGAGCGTGGTAACTCTTGCCGCGCTTGATCGCCTTGAAGCTTACGATCTTAGGCACGTCAAATCTGAGCGAGACGACCCAGATCACAACAGCGCCGTCAGGGTCGCCCTCTAAGCCTAGTTGTCGACGATGATCGTGAACCTTGCGAGCATGCAACGAACAGAAGCCGAAGCCATCGATCGTCTCAAACACCTTGCCACGACACTGATGCGAGCCGAACGATCGACCACCATCAGCCACAGAAACGCGGCAACGTTCGAGACTAGGCTTGTAATTGCGTTGAAGAGCGCTTCCTACAAAAACAGTCACGCCAAATTTCTGAAAATCATCCCTCATTTCTTCACCTCATCTTGACTGAGTGCCACGAACTCAACGCCGTCGATCGTGTCGATGATGCCAAAGAACTGATCGTCGCACTCTACGAACACAGGGCGATCGCCGCGGCCAGCAGAGACAGTCTTGCCTCTGAACTCGGGATGCACCCAGAGAAACCACTCGACCAACGTGCCAATCGCCGCGTCTCTGCTCGTCGGGCGGCGTGGCTCTTTGACCTCTTTCGCGACGATCGTGCGCACAGCGGCAGTCGAAAGATTGCGCTTCTGCAAGAACGATCGCTTTGCAAGAGAAACGTTCTCGGCGGCAACGAAATCAGTCTCGTTGCCGCCGATCACCATTGTTACCTTGAACATCTTTTGCTTGCTCATTCCCAGTCTGTGCCTCCACGCCCAAGACCAACAGACGGGTCGTACTGCCCCGCTTCTTCGGCGATCTCGCGCTCGTGATCATCGCGCTCGACTTGAGCACGATCGTCGAGCGGCTTGAGATTGTCGGCAAACGCGGTGTTGATCTCAGATGCGGTTACAGTGCCGGACACATCAGGCTCGCGGCGCTTCACGCCAACATCGATGTAATGATCTTTGTTGACATCCCAAAGGTTGGGCTTTCCATAGTGCGCCATCGAGTCGTAAATCTGCACGACGCGAATGCCGTTCGGGAACTTAGCTTCGCGCTCGAGCACTCTCGCGGCGGCGCGCAATGCTTCCTCAAAAGTTCGCTCTGCGTTGAGCAGAGTCTTGTCGTGCGATACTTGAAAACGATACATGGTGAGCGACATTCTAGCCCTCAGCTTTCTTGCGAGCGCTGGCTTCCGCTCTATGCTGTGCGAACATCTCGTCTCGATGATTAGCCATTTCGTTGAGCTCTTTGACTGTAACCTTGTGCGCTTTTTTCCACGCAAGCGCCAGCAGATCACGTCGAGCCTGCTCGAGTTTTCTGATCTGCGCAGTGAGATTGTCGTACTCACCTTCTTCCTCGGGGCGCATCTTGCGGACTGTGGCGTTCACATGCTCGCGGGTCGCATCAATTCTGTAATTCATATACCCGCCATCAGACGAAAGCACGAACCTGTTTTTTAGGAGCGCACCTGTGCTCTCGACATGCTGAACTTTCATGCCAGCGATCTTGCTCACGCCGACGACTCTCTCTTTGTCGGGATGATGCACGAGCAGGGTTGCTATTTTCTTTGGCAATTTCCAATCGTGCTGTTTGAACAAAAACATTTCGTACCTCAGCTTTCAAATAGTTGAGAGAGGGCGCAGGTCGCGCCCTCTCTCTCGAGACTTCATAAACCGCGTGCTTGCAAGACGGGCGCTATCAGCCACAGCAAGAAGCACGATCCCCCGAATAACAAGAGCATGGCTAAAACAAACCAAGCCCAGTGATTCGAGTTCTTGCGTACTTGCTGGATGAAGCGAGAAATCTTTTGCATCTTTCCCTCAGCTTTCGTCTAGTGCGTTTCGAGTTACATTGAAAATTATACTGTGTCCAGTGTAGGGGTCAAGCCAGCACGAGAGGCTCTTTGCTGACTTACGCTTGAGGTTTACTCGTAAAAAACTCTCATCTTCCAGTTTCGCTTATTTGAGCTCAAACGGGAATTTCCAAGCGCCGCCGAGCACATCGTCGTCGAACATTTCTTGCGTCGCATAAAAGCGCATGCGAAACTCGTCGGGTTGCAAACTCTCGTCGAGCTCAACGGGGTAAGTGTGATCGCCGATCTTGAGCGACAACGCTTTCGGATTTATTCGTAGTGGCGCACCGCACGATTTGCAAGTTTCGTATCTCAGTTTATTAGGCCGCGCACAATACTCGCACTCTTGCCACACCTCGCCCGCGTCAATTTCTTTTTTCAGCGTACCGCCGCGCATCGCAACCGACAAGTTCTCTAACGCTCGAGCCGCGTTCTCGGCTGACATCGAAAGCGAATCGAAATTATCGGTGAGGTACGCGTTGAACTCGGCGGCTGTAAATGGCTTGTCGGGCGGGGGCGGCATCGGCTCAAATGACATTTTATAAAATCGCTTTCTAGGCGTTCTCTACGCCCAACCCATAGCAATACTCACATACACGTCAGCGGGTCTTTTCAGGCTTATAAGAACTGCTAAGAAAGAGCCTTGAGAGACAAATTGAGAACTCATCTTTTACTCGATCTATCCAGCGCAACAAACGTCAGCTCACTTGGCAGATTCAAGCCCCAAGTAAACCACGCATGTTCTTGCCAAGCCCCCGTGCCCTCGCCGCTCGGCGTTTCAAATTTGACGCGACCGCCCAACATCATAATTTGCAAGCCCCCATATTTTCTATAAAGACGCTGACGCTCAACGCCGCCGATAGCAGTAATCGGCAAGAGCAACGCGAACGGTCTTGACAGTAAATAACAGCGCGCAATAAATTCGTCTTTCAAACTGAATGGCGGGTTTGTAATAATGCAGTCGAACGCGTCAGGATGCCAGTCAAGGAAATTTCTCAACCAATAAGTACCTACGCCTTGCACGTCGGTTGCAACGACATCGAAGTTCAACACGCGAAATCTCTCAGAAAGATTTCCTTTTCCGCAGGCGCACTCCCAGATCTTCCAGCGTCGATCTATAAACTGCATGAGCGGCTCGAGAACATAGGGGGGGTCTGAAAGTCGTCGGCGTGTCCTTGTTCCATCGACGCAGGCTTTTGCGATTTTTGTTTTGTCATTTCTTTTTGCTCATCATCTTGTACGCGCTCTCGATCTGATCGATCGCCTTGCCATCGCGCACCATGTTCGTTGTGTATCGCAGAACAACCCAGCCCAACAGCGCGGCCGCGTTGTATTTCTCACAGTCGCTTTCGTAATGTGCGCCGCGATTGTGCGCGCCATTGACCCAAGTGCCGCCCTCAACCTCGATCGCAAGTTTGATCTCGGGATAGCTGAAATCAAATTGCCATCTGCGCGTCGGATGAAAGCGATGCTGTCGCACTGCATCAGGCAGTCGCACTGCGCTCATCTGCGACGCGAGCAATTTCTCAAGGCGCTTGCGCTCGCTCTCTTTGAGCGCTTTCTGAAAACCTGTCTTTGACATTTGATTGTCGATCATGGCACTGTGTCTTCCAAAAGATCGTTCGCAATTTTGAGCGGCGAGTTGATCAGATAATTTTTCACTCGATCAGTTCCGTAACGCTCTTTCTGTTGCAAAATAAAAAAGCGACGAAACTCTCGAGAGTGTCCGTGCTCTGCGTGAAACGCAGAGCACACGATCGAGCAGTTGATCTCGTCGTTGATGTAATCGCGATCGCGTGCGCTCATCTTTTGCACGCGACCTTTCGTAATAAAGACCTCATTCATTTCGAGACCACCACTGCAAACGTGATCGACGAACGCCTGACCCTCACAAGAGAACACGCGCCCGTCGATGATCACCTTTCGCAAGGGATTATCGACGAGCGCGCGCTTTAGTTCTTGACGCTTGTTCATGCGGCTTGCTTTTTCTTTTCTGCTTTCTTGGCCTTGGGCGGCTTGTTCGGCTCGAACTCTTTTGCGATCTCACGCGCGTCTTTGATCGCATCGACAGCGAGCAGGACATGCTCGCGCACTTTTGGATTCGGCGCGAGCTCAGCGAGGTTCGCAAGATCAGTGATCA